GAGATTATCAGATCTTTCCTGTCCATTTCCCCATAAACCTTGAATTACTTCTTGGGCTACTTCATCTACTGACTTAGTAGTTCCACCATTCAATAGTTCATTTACTCTATCTTGAACAGCTTGAGCATCATATCCCTCATTTGATAGGTTATTGAATCGCTCTTGACCGTTACCCCATAACCCTTGAAGGACTTGGTTTGCGATTTCGTCAATATCGTAGTCGCTTGTATCTGAATCATCACCGCTTAGAATACTATTAACTCTATCCTGTACAGCTTGAGCATCGTAGCCAGTATTAGTGAGATTATCATATCTTTCCTGCCCATTTCCCCATAAACCTTGAATTACTTCTTGGGCTACTTCATCTACTGACTTAGTGATTACATTATTTACTTTGTTTTCTTCATCATCTAACAACACGATATTTTTATCATATGGGTTAGATGAGTATTGCCACCAGCGGATGCCGTCCATAGATGGAAAGTATTCAAAATCAGCGTTTCCATCGTTTAAGCCATACCCAGCAATCCAAAGGCTATTAGGGAATTGTGCAAGGATTTGCTGATAGTCAATATTATTGAGTGTGAATGGCTTGTAGCTGTAATAAATAGGTTTATATCCAGCGTCAGCGATAACCTGCATAAAGCGAAGACAAGCGTTAGTATTATCTTGCACATCGTCCCCAGCGTGGTCTTCATAATCAAGCACCAAATAAGGAACTTGTTTAGGTACGTTGTTTAAGAAATAGCGTGCTTCTCTTTCTGCTTCTTCTACGTCTCCACCAAACCAAGCAAAATGGTAGAATCCAATAGGATTTGATTGTTCTACTTGGGCATGTCGACACGGATTTAGGTAGCTTGTACTTTCAGAAATTTTGATAATGGTATTCTGTGTACCCATGTCAGCTAAAATACCTGTAATATCGTATCCATTATGACTAGATACGTCGATGAATAAATCGTTTTTCTTCATTATTTTCTCCTAATCTTCGTTTGGTTTGTAATACTCAAGTGCACGCTCGCTATCGGTCAATCCAGCTGTTGTTGGATCGTTGACGACACCAAGCAAAACCAAAATATATACGAATGTGTTCAATCCGTCTTGAATGTTTTTTGGAATTTCAAGACCGAATTGTTGAGCCATAAGGAATACCGCTCCCAATAAAGCGATAAGAGTTACCTTGTTTTGAATTCTAAGTCTCCAATTAATTTTGTTCATGATATTACCTCTTAATTTTTATTATTTTGAATGAGTGTTTTAAGCTCTTTCATGTCCTCACTCAATGCTTTCACTTGCTCCGCTAAAATAAGCAGTGATTTATTTTGCTCATCGTGGTTATCAAGTCGTCTTACTGCTGTAAGTCTAAAATCACGCATGTTCTCAATATCTTTCTCGATTACAACCATACGTTTCTCTTGAGCGACCACGCTTCCTTTAAAATTTCCGTAAATCCCAAGCAAAATACCGACGAAGCCAATCATCATCGAAATATCTTCGGGAGTGAAATGAATCATATCTCACGCTCCTTTCTATTGGACGGGCTGAGTTTCTAACTCGCTAGATGATTTCTCTGGTTTAGGTTCTGTCCACTTCCAGATACCTAGCTTGCCGTTTTGCTCAAGGCTTGCGAGTTGTTCAAGTGTTTGCCCTTGATAAGTGAACGGCTCATTAACTTGAATCATGACACGTTTCCCTTCCTGGAACTTCTCGACATAGTTCGGGTTTTCAAGCACAAAAATTTCTTGTGGTTGATAAGTCTTACCAGTCTGACCAAGGTCAACTAATTCAAGACCACGCTTGAATAATGTCGGATCCAGCGGATGATCGACATCGGTCACACGAACCAGTACCGCCCAATCTGCCACGGCTTTTACTTCTGCGATTTTTGCATCTTTCTGCTCGAGTTTTGCTTCGTATTCTTGCGCTTGCGTTTGCAAGTCTTCCTGAAGTTTCTTTACTCCATCAGCAGGGTTTAACTCAGTAGTAACTTGACCGAGCACTGCCTCAATAAGCGCTTCGTCCGCTTCGTTCACACGGTCACCAATCAAAACACGGTCAAAAGCTGTATATGGTGCTTCTTGACGAATTGCAACGAACGTACGGTTGTTTTCTTGTAAATATTTGTTAACTACTTTAAATGTCATATATTATACTTCCTTTTTTTCTTCTTTTTCTGCTTGCAACTGTTGAAGTTGCGCTTGTGCTTCTTCATAGAGTGCTTTGTAATTTGCGCATTCAATCGTCTTGTTTGCGAGTTGAATTGCTAAGTCATTAATCACTTTGTCTGCTGTGTTCATATTTTGCCTTTCTTTTTTATCTCCAACGGCTATAATATCCTCGACTATAATTGCCAGGAACTGCCGCAAGGTTTCTAAAATTGTCATAGATATTATCAAGGATTTGGCTCAAAGAAACACCTTTCAAAACAATTTCCTCAACTCCATCTATTTGACGATTTATAGTATTAATTGACAAAGATTTTAATCCATTCTGTCCGCTCTGTATAAAATCCATTCTCTGTCCATAAAATGTTATAGCGGTTTTAATATTATCACCTGAACGACCATTCCAAATTTGAATACCTGTAGATGTACTATCCATTTGTTGCAAACCATTTCGGTTGCTCAGTAGAGCCGTGTAAGCACCGTCAACTCCGTTAATATTACCGGCGCCAAACACTAAATACTGTAACGGGCGCCCCGGAAATTTATTTCTAATACCAACGCCTGCGCTATTCATCTCAATCCAGCCTGTCTGTAAGTCAAAATCAGTAACACCGTTCAATGATGATATTTTTCCGCCTTTAATATGCTCACCTGTAAAATCAATAGATTGAATTTTGGTAATGGTCGCTTGTTTCGCAAACAACTCATTAATAAATGCCTGTTGCGATACTAACCTTTGAATGAATGCAGTATCAAATTTAACCTTTTCAGCTGTAACAGCTTCTGCTCCTAAAATGTTGGTAGTCACCGAACCAGCTTCAAAGTTAGCAGTTTTTAGTTTATCAATCATGGCCGATTTGATGACTGCATTATCAATCAGAGTCTCTCCAGTAATATGAGTCAATTTCCCAACAAATCTGTTGTGGCCATTTGCACCTAAATTGATACCAGAAATCAAATCGCCTGCGCTATTCAGATTTTTGATTGCATACGACCCAGCCAGCTGTGTCACTTGTGTCCGTACAGCTTCGGTTCCTTGTGCAACTTGGATAGCTTTTTTCTGTGCATCATTAGCGAGTTCTTTCGCTTTGTTACTAGCCTTGTACGCATCGTCAAATTGACTAGGTTTGTACGATCCAGTCTTTGAACCACGAACCAAGATAGGCTCTTTGAATTCAACCCAACCATTTTTAGCTAAGTAGATATAAAATGGATAATTGGCATCCTCACCAAAAGCAAAATCCTCTTGAACTGTGAAAGTCTTTTGAAACTCCTGCCACTCGTTGAGAGGTGGTCTATTTTTTCCAATGTCAGACGATAAAAGGATTTTATTTAACCCGTGATTCTTGACATTAAAAGCAAAAGAACTGTCTGGATATTCTCTAATACGATACTTAAATCCGAGCGTATAAGTTTCACTTTGATAGATTTTTTTAACGTAAATAGGTAGTGAAAATCCTGACCAATTATAACTGGTAAGACCCCGTGCCTTGATTGTAAAGATACCATTATTGACAGAAATATCAGCTTTTGGATTGTTGTTTCCAATAAGTGTGTGCTTATTCATTGTCATAGAATTGACAATCAAGTTGTTATCATCTGTGACGTACTTTCCAACTTCCGTCTGGAAAATCTCGCTACTCATAACAAGCCGTGATAGCTTATCGGGTGCTCCTGTTTCGGATTTGCCTAAGATACGCTCATATAACTGACTTGTTTCCTTGACTCTTTGGAAGTCAGTTACTTCTACTTTTTTTGCCAGCTGATCCCTTACATTTTCGATTTGACCATCTGTGCTATTTTTGTTGTTTACAATTTGGTTTGATAAATCTCCAAATTTTTCATCTGTAAACTGCTTATAAGTCGTAACTTGACTGGAAATATCCGTGAATTTCCCATCGACTGTCTGCCGATAATTTGCAAGCCGAGTCGTGAGTTCATCGCTTGCATTTTTCTTAGCTTCTTCGATTCGTTGGTTGATTCCGTGGACATCTTCCTGATAGCTTGCCTTTCCGATGAAATCACGACTCACAAGCTCACGGACTGCTGTCGCTTGTCGAGCGCTCTCTTCTCGTGCATAACGCTGCAAACTCTCTTGTCGCTGACCGTCTTGACCAACATAGCTCTCAACTGCTGACATTTTAGCAGATAATCCATCAGCTGTTTTCTGAAATTCTGTTTTAGCTATAGTGATTTCACTTTTAGCGTCAGAAATCAAATTGTTCGTATCTGTTTTCAGCTTGGCGAATGTCTCAGTCAGACCAGTCACATCTTGTCTGACCTCTGATTTCGTCGCAAAGCCATTCATCTGTCCAGTCATGCGACTAAGGGCCTCTGTGGTCGTTCTACGATATTCTGAAGCTTGATTGACCTCACTTGTGACCGTCTGTTTCAAGGCATCCAGGTTACCCGAAATAGCCGCTTGTGCTTTTTCTGCCGTTACCTTGAACGTGTTTAAATTCTTAACATTCTCGTCTGCGATTTTCTTCGCTTCTTTGGCTAAATCTTCGCTTATTCCGGCTTTTTTTAGTGCTTCGTTTGATTTGGCTTTAATTTCGTCAAATCCAGCTGGATTGAAATCACGGAAGCGTCTGTTGATTTCGTCTGAAAGTTTTTGTTTGTCTTCTTCGGATTTCGCTCTAGTAGCATTCAACCCATCCTCGAACTCGTTTTTTAGTTCTTCAGTTTTGCGATTAAAAGCAAGATCAGCATTCTTAATTTCTCTTGCCAACTGTCGTTCAAAATTACTTTGAAATTGCTGAGTTTCACCCTTCACAGCATCACTAACTACATTACCGATTGCACTTGCTAGTCCAGATTTAAATTCACCAAAACCAATAGACTTCAATTTTTTAGCCATTGGGGAGTAGGTGTATTTAGTGATTTTCTTCCTTACATCCAAATCGAATGTTTCGTGGTAGATACCTACCACATCAAACATTTGGACAGGAACATCACTCTGACCTACAACATCGATTTCAAGACTATCTTCCATCAAGTCACATAGACTAGTTAGGAAATACTGCCTGCCATACTCTCTAAGGCTTGCTTCATCTTTGACATCTTGGTCGTTGACTTCTACAACATCCTCATAAATCTGATTGTATTTTTCAATAAACTGGCTATCGACAACTACTTTATAATGCTTATCATCAGTATTCTCTCCCTCACCTTTAACAGTCGTCTTAAAAGTTATACGAGTCTTTAAAGATTTAGTAGATGTCTTGTGTTGATAACTGGACAGGTTTTTCTTATACATAAAAAGCGATTCATTTTCTGAACCGCCATTTTTTAATAACCGTACCTGATAACCATGTCTGACTAAATCACCACCCCACTGACCAAGAATAGAGTGTTTATCCTTGGTCAAGGCTTCCATAGCGTTCGTTGTATCAGTATTGAAGGTATGTCTATTATCAATATCTGAAAAGAACGAGAATGGATTATCACGAGTGATACTTCCAGCGAATTGACTTAAAGCAGTTGAACCAGTCGCTCTATCAAGATTGATTGGATTGACAATATAGTGATTTAACAAAGTCATGACTTGATTGGCATAAACTTGAATATAGCCATGTTGCTTTTCAACTTCAAAAATAACAAAATCTTGCTCACCGTGTAGATCATCAGCAGTCAAGAATGTTTCTTCTCTCAGTCTTTGCCATAAGATGTTGTTTGTAGGAAATTTAAAGGTTAATTGATAGGTGCTATTCGCTTCTTGAACGATATCATCATCGTACGCATCATTAAGAGGTATATTTCCTTCTGTTAAATAAATCATACCTTGTACCTCCAATTCGGTTTAATAGTCACCTTACGTACATTTCCTGTAAATGTCACACCGTTACGACCAACAGGGATTTCAAAGAACCCTCCACGTTTTCTGAGAGTATTTTGAACTACTCCAGTCGCATTGTAGATGTTCTGTTTACCATGCCTACAATCGATTGTAGCTTTTGTATTTACAGTTAAATGCATGGTCTTCTGACCAATCGTAAGTGACACATCACCACTACCTTCAATATCGATGATAGGTTCTGAATAGACACTACCAAGATTTGTGATTGTTCCTGGACTGGTTAGTACAACAGGTTCACTATTTTTTTGATACCTGAACGGTTGCATCAACAACTTGACTTCTAATGTATATGCGTGTGGTCCGTTTCGGTGATAACTTGCTGAAATGTATTCAGCATAAAATAAAGAACCTGGTTGATATCCAAACTCAATTTCATTTTTCCCATCGTGGAATTTTTCAATAATGTTTGAAATGTCGATAAGTTTTGGAAGATAGAAAGAAACTGTGCGCTCATAACTTTTATACGAGCCATCTAACACACGATAAATTCCATTCATTCCATAAATATCAACTATTTCAGAAGTTTTAGGTTCTGCACACTCACTTATCCCAAAATCAGTAACTACGCTATGAGGGATGGTGGATGTATTAAAACCATTAATTATAAGGTAAAACATTAAATCCCCTCCCTTGCATAAATTGATCCATGGTTTTTATAAGTAGTTAGTGAGATTTTATCACCGTCCAAGTAAGTGTCTGAAGGTTTTTCAAGTATAGCAGTAAGCAATTTTTCTAAACTTGACCTCAGAATCGCTATCTCAGACACGACTTCTGCCATATTTTGACCATTGTTTGTGTTCTTATCGCGTACTACAATTTTTTGTTGTGCTTGTTCCATTTCTCGTAGGAATTTTGCATCACTTGGAATACCAATCCCATTTGCGTACTTAGGAATTCCCATGCTACGCATTAAGCGTTTAGTTTTATCTGCTCGTAGGACCTTTGAACCTCTAGGAAGTGGTAGCAATACATCTCTACCTTCTGGGACAAAGCTACGTCCGTCTGGTAATGTAACCATTTCCTTGTAGGTGCTATTCCTTTGGTCGTTGACCACTGCAAGTCCGCCTGGGTGGTAATTAGTACCGTGAGCGTGTTTACTTGCAAAAACGTTGGTGAAGAAATTACCCGTTACGCTGTCAATCCAGCTCCTGATTCCTGAAAGAACTGGAGAAGCGTTATCTTGTGCGTTGATAGTAACTGTCTTGTCTTGAATACCATTTACACCGCTTTTGACCTCACTAACAGTACCATCGGTACCATTCTTAGCAAGAATATTCACTGGATCATACTGCTTGATAGCATTGATGGCACCGCTCGTCTCGTTTCGGACACCGCCTGTTTGGTCAGTAGCAAACAAGTTGATAGGAGCCTCTTGTTTTGGTGAATTAACACTCAAAATAGCACTTCCAACAGCTGCGCTTGTATTATCTACCGCATCCAAAGATTTCGTCTCAGCTGATGCAAAATTCCAGGCTGTAATCTTATCAATAGATAGTTGGCCATTGTTCAAAACATTCGTAGGATCTGCCTTCAAATCTTTTGTAAATGGAGTTGTAGCATTCCAGGTTGTCAGAGTATCAGTTGAGCGAGCGACTGCTTTTCGGACACTTTCATCATTGGCCAGCAACTCCTTCTGTTTTGGTTTCAGAGCTTCATAGTTAGACAGAGCCTTTGAGGCTTCCTCCGCCTTGTTCATGATGTCAGTATTCTTCAAAAGAAGTTCTTTGACTTCGGCTGGCATATCGTTCCAAATCTTGAGGTTTTTCTCACTATCAAAGATAGCTTGCAAGCCTGCTTGATTTTTAACGATGACTTGTTTTTCTTCCAGACTCATGTCTTTCCACTTACCTGATTCAACAAGCGCTTCAGCAATGGTTACACGAGCGTTTGAGTTGATTTCTGCAGTCTTAGCGATAAACTGTAATTGTTCCCAGCCTTCTGCAGATTTAGAAGCTTCACCGATTACTTCCTTAACGTTTGACTTAACTTGGAAATTACCGTTCTTATCGATATTTCCGACTAGCAATGACCAAGCGTCGTTTGCTTCTTTGACTTCCTTGCTCATTTCACTAGTATAGTTAGCAAGGATGCTATGAGAATTACCTACTTTTTGAGATGCTTCTGATGCCTTACGTCCAATTTCTTCATAAGATAAACCGTACTCTTCTAAGGCTTTCTTAGCTTCTTCCCAATAGTTCCAACTTTGGCCAGTTCTGGACTTAACTTTTTCGTCCAAATTCTTCATAACTTGATAATACTTACTTCCTAAAGCTTCCATAGTTTGAGTATGATTTGCTTCGAGTTCTTGCATTTTCTTGTTATAAGTTTCTTGGTCAATAGCTTTCCCGTCCAACAACTCTTTCAACTCGCTCTTGGATGTTTCGTAGAGTTTTTTCTCTTCATCCATAGCTTGTTTTAAAACATCCTTAGTATGTTTTAATTGAGTTTCGTTCAGTGAGCTGATCATGGCTTCTGTATTAGATACTACCTGACCATTCTTTTCTCTAGCTTTAGCAATATCTTCTTCACTAAGACCCCATTTAGCACCCAGCTCTTCCATTCTATGATTGCTTTGGTCTGCTGCTGCTTGAATATCTTCATAAAGCTTTTTAAAAGCTCCTGATACCTTTTCGACATCACCAGCGTGAGTTCCAAAGTTTGCGACTGCTGTACTGGTTTCATCAACTGTCTTCTGGAAATTTCTCAACTCACCTCTTGTAGTGTCACTTAACTGTGAACCAAACTCTTCAGTCTTGATTCTAGCCTTATCTTTCTCGTTTCCAAGATAGACAAGACCTGCAGTTGCCAAGGCTAGGCTTCCAACTACCAATCCTAAAGGATTTGCAAGCAAACTCATAGATGTTCCTAGCAATCCTGTTGATGATGAAGCTGATACCGTAGCAGTACCAAAGGATGCCATACCAGAGCTTGCTAATTGGAACGCAGAGGTTAGATTTCCAGTTGTTTTAAACGCTTGGAAAGTCTTAGCCATTAAGGATATTCCACCTACTGCTTTACTTGTTCCTTTGGTCAACCATCCTAATGCTTTGGTTAAGTTACCAATAACACCAATACCTTTACCAAATATTGATAGCGCTGGACCAGCGCCTGCGGCTAAAGCACCCCATTTTAAGATGTTTCTTTGTTGTTCTTCAGACATTGAGCTAAACTGTTTAGCCATCTTAGCCAATGTCTCAATCCAAGGTTTGCCCGCTTTTAATCCGTCTCGTAGCGCCTTTAATAGAGGTCCACCAAACTCAATAGCTAGGTCGGTAATTTGGTTTTTAAACATCTTTAATTGAGATTCGGTAGTCTCATAACGTTTATTTGCTTCATTGGTTAAGGCAGTATTTTCTTTCCAAGCTTGGTTGGAGCGGTTTACTGCTGCACTCATTTTATCTGATGATAAAGCCAAAGATTTAAGCATATTACCTTGCCTAATCCCTGTCATGCCTAATTTCATCAAGATAGCATCCATATTTGCGCCTTTTTCGTGCGCTGTATTAAGTCCTTTGATAAAAGATTGCAAAGCTTCAGCAGGTTTTTCTTTCCAAGCTTGTTGGAACTCTTCTGATGTTGTTCCTGCTACTTTAGCAATCAAAGCTAGGTCATCTGCTGAGTCCTTGGTTGTCAATGAGACTGCATTACCAATAGCTGTAAGAGTTTGAGTCATTGCAGTACCACCTGCTTCTGCTTCAATACCCACACTACTCATAGCAGTTGCAAGACCTAAGATTTCTGGAGCAGTTAGTCCAGCTAGTTTACCACCTGCTGCTAAACGATTTGTCATTTCTACGATGTCTTTTTCGGTTGTTGCAAAGTTGTTACCGAGGTCAACAACAGATGCACCGAATCTAGAATATTCGTCCGATGTTAGACCTAGAATGTTTGCAATCTTAGCGATTGCAGTTGCAGCATCTTCAGCGCTCAAGTTGGTTGATTCTCCCATGTCAATCATAGTACGTGAGAATTTAAGGATATCATCTGCCTTAATACCAAGTTGTCCTGCCACTTCTGCTACATTTGCAATTTGAACTGCGCTTGCTGGCAATTCTTTAGCCATTTGACGAATACCGTCTGATAGGTTCTTATAAGAAACTGTTGCAGTCTCGTCTACTGTCTTTTTAACACCTGCAAAAGCAGATTCATAGTCGACTGCTGCTTTAGTAATCAAGCCTACACTTGCAATTAATGGAGCAGTTAAGCCAGTAGTTAATTTTCCGCCTAGCGTGGAAACGTTGTCGCCAAATGATTTAATCTTATCTCCACCCTTAATCAAACCATCACCTAGCTTGTTTAAACGAGTGGCGAAACTATTTTCTTTACCTACTGCAATCAATGCTTGTTCGACACGTCTAAGTTGGCCTTCCATTGCTGCCAACTTTGCGTTTTCACGTTCAATGTCTGCAGCTGCTTTATCGAACTTAGCTGTGCCTGGTTCGAGCTTATCAAAACTCTTTTTCATTTCATCCAAGACCTTTTTTTGTGATCCAATCGCTTGACCTAAAGTCTTGTATTTTGCTTGTAGTAAGTCAGTGTTTTTTCCATTATCTTTCAGAGAACTATCTAGCGCCTTAACGTTGCTTTGAAAATACTTTACTGCATTCTTAGCACCGTTAAGTGTAGGATTAAACTTTGATACGTCCAGCCCTAGCTCAATATACATTTGTCCTAGTGGCGTTCCACCTGCCATTCTAATCCTCCTTTTTTAAATTGTTTCCAGAAAGTCAGCTAGGTCCATTACTTCTTCTTTCTTAGCTGATTCTGTTTCGTCAATAACTCCCATTAAATCCTCCCAGGTCGTATCCATCACATCACGGATACTCATACCGTATGGACCTTCAGTAGCTTGCTTGACAAAACCATAAAACCTTTTCAGCGCTTCACTTGGCTTTATTTTTTCTCCTTTGGGTCAACATCACCAATGAGATGAGAGTAAATGTCTGTGAAAACTGCAAAGATGTCAGCCATGTCAGTGTATTCTAGCAATTCATCCACTTCTACATCTTCAAACAATGAGGCAATAAACTCTAACTCTTTATCGAGTTTTTCTACTTCAGACAAATCATCGTTTAAAGCTTCATTCATGATCAGGTAGTTACGATAATCTTTGGTAGTGATTTCCTTACTAGTCTTTTGAACATCTTGTCCTTTTTCATTTTTAATTAAAAATTTAACCGTAGCCATATTCTTTCCTTTCTAGAAATAAGATAAAAGGAGAGCTTGCGCTCTCCTTCTACCCTGCAGCAACCATTTTAAGTTGGCCTTTGAATTTCTTGATTTTTTCTTCGTCCTTACCAATGTACTTGATGTAGTAGAGACCAGAAGTGTCTGCATCGTCACTTGCAATAGCTGAGAAACTCAAGCTATCATCTGGAAGTTCTTCTTGTTTGTCTTTGAGGGTTTCAAATTCCTCAGCATCCATTGAGAATTGACCTTTGAAGAATCCAACTTGTGCTTGTGTACCGTCTGCCGCTTTAGATTCAAGCATGACTGAGCAGTATGGAGCTACGGTATCAGCACCAATACCGATGATATCATCCTTGATTGCATGACCGAGGATTTTAGCAAGTACAGTTGCAGGAATATCAACTGCAGTCATTTCCATCTTGACATCACCAACACCACGGTTTGATACGTGGTAAGCAACGTCACTACCATAGGTTTTTACTGGATCACTTGCAAGACCTGAAATCTTAGCGGTACGAGTCGCACCTTTACCAGTTTGACCTTCGATTACAAAAAGGTTTTGTCCAAGTGTTGGAGTAGCATTCCCATCCAACACACGAACTGTCATACGTTTAAAACCAACTAATGCCATTTATAGCACCTCTTTCTTAATTTTTAATATTCTTCATATAAAGCGCTCCGACCTTTATAAGTCCGAGCATCTACGTAGCGTTTGATTTCTGGAATCCATTCATCTAAACCACCTGTGGTTTGATAAAATCCTTGTTCTTCCATAATCTTTTCAATTTTTCTTTGGAGTTCTTTACACTCCACACGGTTCTTTGACTCTACATTGATTTGATAGAGAAAAACCTTTGCTAAACTTGTATCACTGCCACTTACTGCCTGCATTGGTGAACCAACAGGTTTAATGACAATACTCGTCTTGTCATTTGATAAAGTTTCAGGGCGTTCAAATGACTTGATACTAATACCAGCTAAAGTCTTATCTTCTTTCAAAGCATTGTAGAGTTCTGTTAGCTTATCTTTAATCATCTAAATCCCTCAATCTTTAAGTGGTTAGCAATACGATATTTATATTTTTGAGCATTTGATTCTGAAAATCGTCTGATAACACCGAAACCTCTTGGATGTGGATTCTTGCTATATCCAAACTCATTCAAGTGAACCAAGCGCCATCGAGAACCCTCACCAAAACCGATTTTCACAACAGGAACGCCAGCAGCAAGACCCGTCACACGCCCAACAGTAGCACTTTCAATAGTGTCTCCTTTATCTTTATAGACTTGCAAAGCACCTTTAAACTCTTCTAGAGTCTCATTTGCGACTGCCTTCAAGGCTTGACTGGTTGCGCGCTTAACCTTTGCATCTCCAAGGCGCATTTCAAGGTTTCTCAGAACATCATCAAAGCCTTTTAATTCTGCACCACTAGACATCTTGACCACCACCAATTATGACTATCAAAAAATCCCGATTGTCATAATCAGGACGTATATCGATTATTTGCCATTTTTTATTGGCCAAGCGGATATCTCCCACTTCAACAAAATGTTGATTTTCTGGTTGATAATCTGCTAAAGGATCACGAATTTTCAGAGTCATTTTTGCTCTCATAGACTTACCACTAGCAATCTCAATATCTTTCATGCTAGGTGAGTAAACTTGCCCCATTGTATAAAAAGCTTTTTCAAAACTCACATCTCGACCATCTACTCCATCCTCAACTTTAGAAGTATAGAAAGTTAAAGGGGTTCTCAGGTCTCCATTTTGAGCTTCAGGCTTTTTATAACGATACTGAGGTTTATTCTTCTGGTAACTCAATATTTGTAACTACTTCTGTTTTTTCTTCGCCCCATTCAACAAATCCAGGCAAGATAGAGTTGATTTCTTCAAATCGTTCTCTTGTTGCTTCAAATGTTGAACCTACTGGACGGAACTGACCTGCTTCAAGGTCAAAGAATTCTTTTAAAACTCTAATCACGTTATTCCTCCACTTTGTAATTTTCAAGAGATAGCGCCATTAAATCCCCTTGGAAGTTTTCGTAGAAGAACTCCACTTGGTCATTATAGACGTATCTAGCACGCTCCAAAATTAACTCTCGAACTCGTGGATCAGTTGGGTACTGACTTCCAACAAGATTAAGGATGTTAGCTTCAGAGCTTTCCAATATCCGAGAGAGATTGTTATCCTCTCCACTATGAAAAATCCTCATCCGCTCCTTAAAAGGTTCAAGGAGTGGATGAAGTTCTACTTCTGAAGTCATGATCTAACCCCTAAATTAAGCTTTAGGAAGTTTCAATTCCCAAACTGCAGCGGTCTTTTCGTCATGAGCTTTACCGTAAGCGAATTGCTTAGCAGTGTAAAGGTTCAAGTCTTCAAGAGCGTAAGTTTCTGTGAAGCGACCAAATTCAATTCCACCTGCTACAAAAGCATCGTAACGACCTTTAACAAATGTAGTAACTTTACCAGCTGTTTGTGCTACTGACTCAACCAAGATAAGGTTGTAAGGCATAGCAGTGATGTATACACCTTGAGCGTTCAATGAAGTGTATTGTTTCTTCACATCCCATGCATCCGCTGGGTTTACAACCATTACAAGATTACCTTCGACTGCGACTGGGTTCCCGTCAGATTTGACAGAGTGGTGTTTGTACACAGCGGTCAATTCTTTGACAACTGTTGCAGAGTCAGCAAATGTAAGTTTTGCAGTTTCGACAGTTTTTTCTGCATAAGTTGTTTTACCACCAGATGCAGTACCTGTCAGAGTGCGAGAAAGACCGATAGGTTTGTCATCTCCGTCACCGTTCAAGAATGCTGCTTCGAGTGCTGCTGCAAATGCTTCTGTGATTTGTGCTGAAACAAAAGATTGCAACCAAGCTGGTCCGAATTTTTCAGAGTCTTTAGGAATAACTACAAATGCAGTTAATTTGTTTTGGATTGCTTCTTCTTCGTTGAATTCTTGCTTCAACTGACCTTGAATAGCTCCATTAATCTTGCCCCAAAGTGCTTCACCTGTTTGTGTTGATTTAAGGAATTTCAAACGGATACCAGCATTTTTGAGACCGATATGTTGAAGCAATGGACGAGCTTTAATCATGTCGTCAAAGATGCGATCAATGGTTTCTTGTGGGAAGAGTTTTTCAACTCCCTTAGGTGCAGCTTTTTCAATATCATTGAAGAACTCACGAGCTTCAGCAGTAAGTTTAGCATCGTATGGGTTCAAAGCTGATACTTCTTCACGAGCAGCATCACGAGCTTGAGCCATCATTTCATTACTCATTGACTCAATCATGTTATTGTAAAGTTTGGCTTGCTCTTCTTGAGGTGCTCCAGTTGATACAGCGTTCAAGAATGCTTGACGTTGTGTTTCAAATTCATTAGATAATTTCATTGTCATTATGTTGTGTTTCCTTTCTTAAAACATAAAAAGACCGAACCCTTTTGGAACAGTCTTGTCAGTGTTATTTTCTGGACTTTCTGGAAAATTAAATTTTTTCTGTACAAATTCGCTATCTTCGAAAGCCTCTTTTTCAATTTGTATATCTGGCAGTTTTGCTTCAAGTTTATTCGCTACCAGCTCAGCGATTTTATCAATATCTGGAGTCATTGCTGACTTCATCTTATTGATAAAATCACTTGGAATCATAGGAGTTTCACTAGCTACTAAAGTAGGTGCAAATTCGTTTGTAAACATAATTTTGTCTACAAATCCATGGTTTAAAGCTGATTCTGCATCAAACCATGTTGTTTTATTCATAAGTTCAAGTAATTCATCTAGCGCTTTGCCTGTCTTATGAACATAAGCGTTTGCGATGGATTTATTAAATCCTTCCAGAACTCCTGCTTCATGAAGTAGAGTGTTATGGTCTCCGCTTACATTTGATGATACATTGTGAATCATGATTTGAGCAGTAGGGCTGATTTCAACTGTATCTCCTGCCATTGCAATCACGCTTGCTGCGCTTGCTGCAATACCGACAATCTTCACGGTCACGTCACCAGGATACGAGCGTAGAGCAGTATAGATTTCACTACCAGCATAAACATCTCCACCACCAGAATTGATATGAACCTCAATCGGTTCACCACTATCAGGAAGGACGACATCTTTCGGAGCGGTTGCGTCCCACTCAAGCCAATCGTAAAGCCATCTGTCATTATTTGATACAATCGTACCCTTAATTTTAATTACTTTCATCTTCTTTCTCACCTCCTTTCTCTAACTGTTCACCAAGTTGGTAGTTTTTGGTGATGAGGAATTTATCGCCACCAGGGACAGATTCTAAGCCAAGTTCAGAGCGCACCTCGTTTCGAGTCATTGCTCCAGAAGAAATAAGCTTATCAATGCTTCCAGCGAGTGCAAACTTATCTCTCTGACCTTCGCCAATGATTACAAATAGATTATTGCGCTCGTATTGCCGTCTTGATACTAAAGCAAAATTAAGCCCATCACTCATTTTCTTAACAAGTGATTGGTAGCAATAACTATTAAACATTTTTTGGCTATTTTCCAGATTGGCCATGTCGCCATGAATTAAAGCTGTTGGAATCCCTAAGACGTCAGCGACCTCATCATCAAATTGCCGACGAAGTTTCTTCAACTCATCAACAGAAATATTTGAAGTCCCTGTTGTATTCGTATGCTCAGAATATTCCATTCCATCTTGAGCTGGAACAATGGCAATTGTTTTAGTGCTAAATGATTTAAAAAGACCATCAGCATAGGATTGGAGTTTGTCACGCATCTGCTTGTCAAAACTCCCATTGTTTTTGGTTTTCAGAGTTCCTCTGATTTGGTTATTCCTAGCCAAGGCCTCGACCAAACGAGTGTGCAACTTCTCGTAATCAGCAAATAAGTCAGAAATATAATCTTGCAGTCGATTATTGTTGTACTGTAAGAAAATCACTTCACTCATCCGAAAACGCTTCTCAAATGTGAAACCTCTACAAGTTACAAACTCAAACACATCATCATAAACAGCATATTTAGTCCGTGTGTAAGAGTCAGCAACAAGCAACTGGTCATCCGTTGTAAGAAAGATTAGGACCTCATTCTTAGTGATCAACCGATAGACGACCTTTTGCCAAAAATCTGACGCAGACTCATTTTTGTTTGGCCTTACATTCAGCAAATAGTCCCAATCAGAAGGCTTAGCCTTACCGTTTTCTTGATACTTAAATGCTGACTTAGCAAAAATCCGAGCGATGAACTCAGCTGACTTATCAATCGCTAAGCTTTTGAGTTGCAGATTTCCAAACATCCGCTCAAGATCCTCGAACTCAAACCCAACCTCTGGCACTTCACGCTTAAATAAATTCAGTAACCCCAATGCACTTCCTCCTTTCTTTTAATTTCTGCCGACCACCCACCCAAAATTTATTCTTAGATTAAAAATCCCAGCTATCGAGCATATCAAGGAATTCCCCAACATTCGATTCTTGCACCAGCTCCCTCTTGTAAAGAGCAGCTATCAAGGCATGGAAACCATCCGTCTTTCTTCTGACAGGTTCTTTTTTCAAGAAACGCTTATTCCCATCCTTGTCCTCTTTGACGTAGGTATTATCTGTATACCAAATCATAGAGTTATCGCCCTCAAAGATAAAACGCTCATTTGCAAATCCATCTTCAATAATTGGCGCAACCTTGGATTGGATAGCCCCTGGATTTCTCAAAAACTCATATTCAAACCCAGCCTCTTCCAAAAGCGGTTTTAACAAATCCATTCTAAAACCATCGGCACATACAAGCTCAATCTGATAAAGATTTCTCCATTCTTCCAGCTTGGCTATCAAAAGTCTAGGATCAATACTCGGACCATCAACGATTGTAAAAAGACCTTTTTCAGCCCATTCTTCAATAGGCGCTTTTAGCTTGAAAGCTTTCAAAAATGATTTTCTCGCAAATGAATGTTGCTTCCAGATGAATTCATCTCCATTCTTAAATAGCAAACCAACGCTCGCAAAGTCTCGGATGCTCGCATAGTCAAAGCCAGCCACACATGACCGACCCTTCAAGTCGATACCAGGCGAACGTAAACAAGCAACTAGCTTTTCTCGAGAAGTCACATCTTTCTCAAGGTCCGCTTCAGGAAGGTTCATCCGTTTTGTCATAAACTCCTGACGTCCAGATGGCTCCAACTCAAGGTCATCATAGTCAGCCTTGGTTCTAGCAAGCAACCTCTTAGCGTAAGGAGTGCTTTCATCCAACATCGGATTTGCTTTCGACCAGTTTTTCATGTCGTCCACTTCATCCGCATTGTCAAGCTTGCAGATGAAAGGGAAAAGCCTGAAATCGTCAACCTCTCCATTCAAGATTTGCATAGACTTCTCTATTAGCTTGTCGTAAAATCCCTCACGCACATACCCATTCGTACCGTTGTAGAAAGTCCGAGCATGAGCGATTTTCCCAAGACCAGACCGTTGAACCTTCACGGCCTTATCATCTTCAAACTGGTGAATCTCATCAAACTCAAGACAGCCATCACGAGCAGAGTCCATAGTCTTCGGATTGTTCGTCCGAAAAGAAAAGACCGAGTTATTCGCTCGACCTGTGATAGACATTTTAGTTAGATAGAAATGGTCCTCAAGACCACGCCTTTGGATAGTCTCATAAACCTCCTCAAAGGAAACCTTACCCTGTTTCTCAGAGTTTGCAGTGATAGTCACATCATAATCTCTGATAGGGTAGATAGGACTGATAAAGAACGAGGACCTGGCAGACATAAAACCATTCTTACCACCCCCACGAGCCAAAGTATATAGATACTCGTCAAAGTGTGGCTCCCCGTCCTCTTTCCTAAAAAGAAAAATGAACGGGGTCAAGAAAAGCTGGTATTTAGCTAGAGGAAAAAAGTTCTTTTCCGTAAACCGAATGAATTTCTCAATCAGATCATTATCAAAATATAAATCATCGCGAGGATAGATTTTCTCTTTGATGATTTTAAACAGCAACTTTCTTTCTTCGTTGACGACGATTTCTCCACTCTCGGCCATTTTGATGTAGTCATCAATCAACGGATGAGAAATCATAACAGATCACTTCCAGACGTCGGTTTCTCAACAGGAGAATTTTCAACCTCGAAATCAAACGAGCGCTCAATCGCCAAAAGTTGATTGCTGGTTGTGTTAATTTCCTTGATGAGAGAATTCGCTTTTTGGAATCTCTGTTGCCCGTTGTGAACAGTGATGACCAATCCGTCTTCATGAAGTTTGGTTTTCAGTTCATAGAGTAGCCTGACGAGATAAAGATAACGATTCACTTTTTCGTACTGGATCGCATCCTTTTTTCTAGGACTAAAATAGCCGATTTTAGAAAGTAGTTGATTTTCTAATTCTTTTATATTTTTTTCTGAGTATTCTTCCATTACCCCCCCACCCCTTTTAATTTTTCGTTAAAAATTTGGACAGTTGACCCCTCCCACCGGTTCCCAAAACCTTAAAAATACTGGATTTTTTTGACCGGGGGGTGTTATCATCCCCAAAATTCGTCTGTTCTGAAATTTTTCTCAATCATTTTTTTAGATTTTCGAAATTGGAACCGACCGTGACGTTTATTGTGACATTCTTTGCATAGAGTTCTAAGATTGTCTAAGTCAAGAGCGAACTCTGGATAGAACTCTAGCTCCTTGATGTGGTCAACCTCTAGGTTCTCGGTTGTAACCTTACCTTCTTCTCTGCACCAAACACATTCGTAGTGATCACGTTCGAGTGCAAGCTTACGAAGTCCTCTCCATTCACCAGAATTATAAAACTCTGTTCGGTCTTCTCTAGTTGCAACTTCTATTTTCAAAAGACTACCCTCTTGATTTCCAAAAGAGTTTAGCAAAATCGTCAGAACTAATTAAGGTTTGATTAGCTGCTTTTTGGAATCGCACAATTGATTCTTTAGTTTGAGAATCAAGAAAATATTCTTTGTTATCTCTGCTTCGTATCTTGTAAATCAATTCTCTTATTAAACCTAACATACTTTTGTAAACCTCTCTAATTTTGCTCTCTCAATTCCTTGTTTTACATATTCTAGTGAATTCGCTACATGAGTTTTAATTCAGATTTATCAAGCGTTTATCTTGCAAGTGCGAAATGAAATCATCATAACCTCAAAACAATGAATTGATAGTAAAATAAAAAAATTAAAAGCCCTGAAACTTCGTCATGGCTCGGTCTTGTGAATCTTGGTTTTTGCCTATGTATCTCAGTGAAATACTCTGGCTTGAGTGGTTCAGTAGGTCCATTATCAGAGCGACATCCTTGGTTTGTTCGTACATGAATAAGCCAAAGGTCTTCCTCATCGAGTGAGTAGCTATGTTTTCTAGACCGACTTCTTCAGCAGCTTTCTTTATGATCTTGTAAGCTGTGTTAGGTTTTATATGCTGATGCTTTCCGTTTCGGCTTGGAAAGAGGAAGTCTTCATCTTTCTTATCTTTGATGTACTGTCTCATAGCATTCTTGAATTTCTTTGGCATCTTTCGTTTGGTTGGCTTATCTGTCTTTTCATCGACGATCTGGACATGCCAACCTTTAACGTGCTTTACCTTCAGTTTAACGATATCGCCAATACGAAATCCCAAATTAACACCAGAAAGGAAGAGCATGAGGTTTCGTTGTCTATCTGACTCTTTGACTGCACTATGCAACGTCAGCCATTCAATCATAAGCTGAACATCATCTCTATTCCTGATTGGTTCAACAACTACCACATATCTTCACCTCCTTTTTAATGCACAAAAATAGCAGAGATTTCCTCTCTGCTATTCTTCACGATACTAATTTACCACATTCTTTTTGTCAATTCTATATGTTTTTTTGACAACTTTACATAAAAAGCAAATTAGAAAGTGTATCGAGAATCACTTCACGTCTTCTGTAAATCTGCTTGCTGTGTCTATACAAGTACCCAGTTTCTCCGTTCTCCATGATGTGCCAAACTTGAACCCAGTCGTATCCAGTATGTTCCCCCCAGCGAAGATAAAAGATTTTTTTGTCATCTGGTTCTAGATTCTCCAGTAATTGGGAAATAGCGTTTTGGAGATTTTCTAATCTTAAAATCATAGGATCGCTTGCATAAGCAACCGCTAGATTCTCCGACCT